ACTGAATGTTGCAGCAGCTGTAGCAGCAGTTGTAACTGTAACGACAACAGCAGCACCGCCACCACCACCAAGTGATGAGTCAGCAATTGTTATTGTCTCGTTGTCAGCGTAACCTGTTCCACCAGATACTAATGTGATTGTTGGATCACCACCCGCAGCAACTACGACTGTGAAGTCAGCACCTGTTCCAGATGCGTTACCCGCAGCGTTAGTAACTGTGTATGTTCCTGCAGTTCTGCTTCCATCAGCAGCACCGTTATCACTGAATACAGCAACAGCACCCGCAGGAGCATGTGTTGTAATGTCAGCAACTGTGCCAGGTGTGATTACAGATGTAATATCTGCACCGATTGTGTCATCAGATTGTGTCTCAGATGCGTTTGCTTCAGGACCTGCAATAGAAACTAACAACTCTGACTTATAGCGTGTGTTACCATGCATATCAGTGTATGTGTAGAAACTATGCCAACCTGGTGAACTAACACCACGTGCTTTGTTCTCTGCTAGTTGTGCTTCTGTGTCATCAATGAAGACGATTGTTTTTGCTTGTGAACTTCCAGCTACGCCAATACCCGCTTTGGTCTTATTGGCATTACTGTCGTCCTTACCATAAAGCGACATGGCAATCTCCGAAATTAAAAGTTGTCTATAGTATATTTATTCAAGCAGTGCTTTCTCTAGTGCTGCAACGAGTTGATCGTCAACTTTGTTGCCTGATTTAGCAGCAGCTTTTTTCAACAATGCAATGAGAAACTCTTTGATCTTATCTTCTAGATCCTCTGGAATTTTATCCACTGCTTTTTCTATCACATTGATAGCGATAGGGAGTAAAAATTTAGTCATGATTAAGACGTCTATACTATATTATATAGCGAGTTCTTCCTCCCATTTTTCTATGGTTATACCACGTGCTTCTAATTGTGACAAAGCGTAGTCCATAATAACTACAATTCTATCTTTTGTCCCGTTATGCTGTGCCCAATGCTTGTCGTTATCATGAAATGCAAAGAGTTCTCCTACCTTCCATGATCTCTTTCTACCACGCACACTCAACCATGCGTCTGGATCTGTAACTATAGGAAAATGTAAACGTAATGAATCTATATCACCGTTGTGTGGGTTGATCTTTGTGCCTGGCGATAGTTTACTTATAGTGCATGACTTTATAAACTCAAGATCTACGTCCTCTTCTATGGCACTATAGAATGTAGGGCATAGTTTCTTCATACTCTCAGTCAGTTTAGGCAATACTTCTCTTGCCTTCTCTGTTGTAGTATTAAACAACTCAACGAATGATACCATTTCGCTGAGTTCAAAGTCATCTTCTGTTGCTGTAGTTCCTACCACATTAATTGGCATAGGAATTACTCTCCAGTCACCTTCCCACAACTGGACTCTACCTAAATTTCTGTCGTTGACCCATTGGTCTAACACCCACTCGGATAGTATAGGTTGGTTGACCTCTACAAATTTTACTATCTCTGGAATTATCTCTGCGTATTGATTTTTTAGATTACAAAATGAGGAGAGTGGTGTTAGCACCTCCTCTTGCCAAATTTTTCTCATAAATTAATTAACTTCGGGGCACTCTTTCATACCATGTATTTCACATTTTACACCCTTTTTGCTATGATTGCAAGCTTCGTTTTGTTTTGGAACACTAGGCATCTTTTTTTCTTGTCCTGACTTCATGCCATCTGGGTCATCCAACTCAGGCATGACCTCTACAGGACCGTTTACTTTTTTTCAGTTATTGCTCTCCACTCAGAGAACTCTTTAACACAATTAGGAACTTTACGTCCGTTCTTCATCTTGGTTCCCTTCGCTTTGTAACCATCCCAACAAGTAGATGCACCAACGTTCTTACGTGCTTGCTTCATACTCTCGTCTGCTACCTCTACCTCTTCTTTCTTAGCAGTCTTTGCTGCTTTCTTGAAAGCATCCTTAGCAGGATAGTCTTCATCGCCAGGTTTTGCAGGAGATTCTCCTCTCTTTCTCTTGGCATGGATGTTAGCATAGAGACCTTTCTTTGCCTCATCTATCTCCTCACCATCATGCTCAACAACATTACCGTCAGCATCTTTCTGATGATGTTCTTTCTTCATCGCCTTAGAGATTGCCTTACGACGCTTATGTAGATACTCGTCACTGCTATCTGTGTCACCGTCGTTATCTAAATCCTTATCTTTTCTATTCTTAAACTTCTTACCCATAGCAACTGGATTGACTGGATCAAGATTCTTCTCGTTAATCTCGTTCTTCTCGTCGTTTACTACGTGCTCGTGGTATTCTTTTACCAATACGTTTAGAGTCTGCACAGGAACATCTTGCTCTAGTCCGTGCTCAAACATAACGTCATAATGACTAACGTTACCTTCTTCATCAAGTGTATGCATCTCTTTCAAGCAGTTGCCCTTACCCCATTCGCTATGTTCTACCTTAGTAGCACAAGAATGCTTGACCTTTTTGATGGTTGGTTTGCCTTCACCGCCTTCTGGTTCCGCAAGTTTCATGCCAGGTGCGTCTCCGCCACCTACGCCATCAGCACCCAGACCTTTGATGTCTGTGTTTGCCATCTTTGCAGAATAATCATATCGCCAAGTCTCATCTTGGAAACGATTATAGTTGAATGGTTTATCAGAGTTTAAATGATCTCCTGATTTACCAGATAATGCTTCAGCAGCTAAATCTGCTAGACTTTTTGACTCGTTTTTGTCCATCTTATTTTTGGGGTGTTTGCTTGGGATAGTCTCTGGCACCTTGACAGTGTTCTTAGGTTTTGCAACCTTCTGACCAGGCGTTATAGACATAACATACTCTCGATATGCGTCGGTTCCAATCTCAAATACTTCTTTTATGTCAGTAATCCAACTACGGAACTTTGTGTTCTCTGCTGTAAGACATAATACGTAGTTAGGACCTCGTCGGTGTATTTTACCAACTTGTCCTTGCTCAGTAAGAACCCACTCACCCTTTTTATACACTTCGTTCTTATAGAACTTATCACGGGTGATGTTTGCTTCCGCAACTTTAGATTTCTTCGTGAAGTCTGAGAGACTTTTCATCAATATAGGTATACATATCAAAGTTATTTATACTCTATGGCATGTTTGCTTTTATTTCTTCCATTAATTTCCGCGTATCTTTATCATTGAGACCCTTTGGTATACCATTTCTGAAAGATTTAAAGTCATTAGCAACTGCTGCTCTCCGCATTTTTGTTCCAGATATAGCAAAGGTATCACCATCTGCATCACGGTCTCCAGATGATATAACATCTAGTTTACGGAAGTAAAAATCCTTACCATTATACTTCTTAACCCATTTCATAGCTTGCACTCTATCAGAACCTACAACAAACATAGCATCATCATAGCCTTCTGACTGTAACTCAGATAATATTCCTACTGGTTCACGAGGTCCTGATCTAAAATGTTTTGCGAAGCTAGGAAACATCTTCTTAGCATAGTATAGTTTCCTGTCAGGATCTAACGGGTTAGAACCCTTAGCATCTACTGATTGTGAGAGATATATGAACCAATCACACGATCCTGCTGTCTTTTTTACTGCCTTAAAATTTTCCGCATGACCCACAGTTGGCGGTTGGAACCTACCAAAGGTAAAATATACGCATTTATAGTCAACTATCTCCATGACTTTGCTAGTGTGAAATTGTTATAAGAGAACTCAATTCTATTTACAAGTTTGATCATATCTCCATCATGATGTAGCACATATCCTTCAGGACCTGTCACTTTATACCCCATATCAGTCTGGACAAAGGTTCTAAAACTCTCTAGATTATCTAAAGCTTTGATAACTATCTCTTTGTTCTCTTGCATTTTTCTGTAGAGTGTGAACATAGCATCAAACTCAGTCATATTGTCCTCAAGGTATTGAATACCATCATACAGTTGCTTCCTTCTCTCTGCCTGTTTCTGCACGCTCTTCATTTTCTCCACTTCTTTGTTCATCTTTGTGCGATAGAACTCAGCAATGCTTTTGATTGCTTTTTTTGAGTCATTTATACTACGTCCTTCCTTGATTTCATTATTAAAAAACTGTTTGAGGTATGATGCTATGTGAAATTTTTTGTTACCTGATGTCCCCATGTTGTCAACTAAGGTATCAAGAAATTTACCTGACTTTTTACACATAGATTCTATGGTATTAGTGTTACGTTCAAATAATTGTAGTGTTGTCACAGGCACAGAGACATCTGCCATAGGTGTGTCATTCTCTATCACTGCACAGTTTGCTACATTTGCAAACTCTGATGTAGGTGCACCCGCACCCGCTGTCATAGAAGCTAAATCTTCACCAGAATAATGCGTATGGAAAACTACACCTATTTTTGCTGACGATATTGTTTTACCAATGTCAGTATCTACTGGTATGCCATAGGTAATAGTGTTAGGTGTAAAGGTTATTAAATTTTCATCGTTTATAGTTACAGTTTTCTTGTCTTTTTCTGTAAATAAGAGGTCTCCTTGAACAACACCATTTATTTCTAGGTCTTTAAAATATTTTAATGATTCTTTTAATTTTACTGCAAGGTCTCCCGAATAATATACATCAACATCATCGTCAAAATAGCATAGTTTTGGTTCTTTATTGAATACTGACTTAGTTCCTACAAAAAATCTACCTGTGATAGGATGTTTTCCACATACAACTGATGGTGCACCATCCCATTTTGTCTGCATATACCCACTACTAGGTTTTTTGCCTAACATTTTTAGCATTTCTTTCATTGCAGATACTGATGCTGTGCAACCATCTACACCGTGGTTGAGCATCTCATCCTCGATGTGTTCAAGGTGTTTTAGTTGGGTTATATTTGCCATTATCTCTTGAAATAGTCTCCATTACTGTGGGTAGGATAGATTTCTGAACCACTCTTAGATCTTATGTTGAAACTAAAATCATATTCCTTGGTAGAAAAATTGATATTAACTCTTTTTCCTGTTCCAGTTGATCCACCATAGTCTATGTCTATCTTGTCACCATCTAATGTGCTAGCTCTTTTCATATATGCCTCGTCTACCTCATAGCAATGTAGTTTTGTGCCATCATAATGCACCATCCAGTAATCATAACCAACACCACTAGCACAGAATGCTTCTAAATTATTTTTTGCCTGTCCTGTTATGGTATAAGACTCCTTATACTCCTTTACTGTGGGTGATTTAGCGTCCTTATCATACTTAGAAAATACATCTAAAAATTTTCCTTGAT